TCTGATAAATTAAAAGTTTCTCCAATTTCAATGTCTTTTAAAACTCCAGTTACTCTAAACAATACTTCATTTTCATTGTCATTTTCATCAAAATATGATGACTTACAAAACTTATTATAATATACTTCTGTTCCTGGGTTTAAAACTGATGGAAGTGGAGATATTGATAAAAATTGATTATTGGTAGTATTGGCATAAGAAGTAGTATAATTTATATTTTCATCTATTTTAATAAAAAGTTCTGATGATATTTTTGGAAAACCAACTGTAGAATCTACACAGATAGTTAAATCTTCAAGATTTACTTCTCTAGTAATGGTAGTTTTTGGTCCGATTACAAATGAACCAAAGGTGGTTCCTCTCACATTAATATCTCTATCATAATTAAAATCAACACTAAGAATATAATAAGTCTTACCGTTTCTTTCTATTAGTTGAACTCTATTTACAACTGCTGAGGCAATATCCGATATTTCTGTTTTTTCTTGATAGATTGTTCTACCTTCTATTTTAGTAACATCGCCAGATATCTGCTCTACTACTAAATTTTGAGATATTCTGTATTCCGAATTTGAGGGAATAAAGAGATAATCTTGGGGTTTTATTATCTCAACTTTTTCCCCATATAAAGATTTAAATAAAATCTTAAAGGACTGGTCAGTTCCTTTGGAAGTGTAAAAATCTCTTAGTTGCTTTATAAACAAATTTTGGTTTAAATCTTTATAGAAAGATTCATCCTCAAATCCTGGTGCAAACTGAATTTTAATCTTCCTAAAAAATTCTGAGAAAATTAAATTTGATAGATTTTTAACTTGTGAGTTAGAGTTATGTGATTCTACCTGAGAAGATTTAAATTCAAGATAATCATCTTTAGTATCTGCCCTAAAACTTGTTATTCCACTAAAACCTCTAAAACAAGACTTTAGTGTGTGTGTTTTATCAACTACATTATATTTTTTTGATTTATATAAAATTATCTCATTGTCAATTTGAACAATTCCATAAGTATTTGGTAATTTGTATCCACCAGATATTACGATTTCAGTCTCAAATAAAGACAACTCCTGCTGTAGCAATAGTTCTTCTTCAAGGTTTGAAATATTGTCTATCTTTAAGTATTGATCTATGTTCTGCAAAACATCAAGAGTCAATCCTTTACCCTCTAAAGAATTGTAATATTCTTTAAAAAATTCTTCTACAAGAGGAAAAGATTCTTTTATAAAACCTGGAAGTAGATTCTCAAGTACGGTGGAAAGTTTAATTCTTGTGTTTTGCATTTTATTTTCTTATTAAATCTTCATCTAAATAACTTGAATTTTTGATAAAAGTAGTTCCGGAAGTGTCAGAAAGAGATATTATTCTGTCCTCAAACATAGTTATCTTTGTATTATTTGAGTCAAGTTGTAAATATAAATCGGTCAAACCTATAATATCATTTGAATCCGGAAGTGCTGAAATTTCTATTAAGTTGTCTCCCCTGAATATTTTTGTTCCTGTTATATTTAATGGATTTAAAATTATCTCACCTTTAACATAATCAATGGTTCCGGCAGATGGTCTGACTATTATTGGTCTTCCATCTGACTCCAATCTGAATATAAAAACTGTGCCCTTTTTAAGGTCAGAATCTGGAAGATCCGCTATGTAAACAGTTTCTGCAATACCATCAATATTAAATCCAGAAGATCTTATATTGTATCCATTTTGATTTCTAATGTGGAATTGATTACCAAAACAAATTTCATATTCTGCAAGTGTATTTAATGATGCTCTGAGATCTCTTCTTATTCTAACTGAAGTTAAATTTGAGGTTACTGATTTATCACTATTATCAATCAATCTTGTAATATTACTATATCTAAATCTTGATCCATACTTATTTAAATCTGATGATTTTGAATAATTTTCAATGTTTCTTATAATCTTCGTCAAAACATCATTTGGTTTACTTGTAAGGTTTGTATCATAGTAAACATCACTTTCAATTTCAATATAAAGATATTTCAAATCTATAATTTCGGGTCTGATTCCAGCAACAGTATATGATTTTATTTTTCTCTTTAAAATTTCCTTTGCACTATTTGACAAGAAGACATTATTTTTTGGTTTTACTGCAATAAAAACTTTTCCAAAGATTGGTGGGTCTAAATCTTCCCCACCATAAACAGACAATGTTTCTATTTCAGGATATAACTTTGGAACCAAAGCTCTAAAATCGTTTGCAGTAACTGCTCTATTTTGAGCAGAATAGTTTTGTGGTGCATACGATCTTATAGAATTCACATCTTCAATTTCTCTACCACCCGAAGATGGGGCGTTAGATGTAATTAGTGATATACCCCTTGTAAGTACATTACTTTGGTTTGTATTGAAGAATAGATTTCCACTAAAGGTAAATGCTGAAATTCTATCGGCAACACTTCCATTTGTAATTAAATATGATGCCTTAATAACGTTGTCGGGTTGAAGTTTCTTTCCAAAAACACCATCCCCAAATAATAATTCATACTTTTCATCTGGAACTTCTTGCAAAAAGAAAACTCTTGAATTTTCATCAATTGATAATAAACTAGTGGATAATTTGTATTCAGATTCAAATGTATCCATCATACTATCTTTCACCGATACAGTGATTGTATTATAATCAATGTTGGGATTGTCTAAAATATATCTCTGAGGTGGGTTGGGAGTGAATGGATTTACAGTAAATTCTTGTTCTATGTAACTCCCTTCATATATTGGAACATTTTCAAATGAAGCAATATTATTAATAACGGGGACAGTAATATCACTCAATGTTGAAAAGGTATATGTTTCAGAACCAAAAGACTGCGAAGAACTACAAATTATACCTTTCTTTAAAGTAACTGTTCTTGCCTCACTTTGATTATCACTACTATTAGTATCGCTTTGAACAGACAAATCAACAAAAAAGTTGATCGTTGTTGATGATGCTGTTTTTGGCCTTGGAAGATAACCGATATTTCTTGCGAGAGATACGACATTTTCTCTTAATGTCGCACTATCAATAAACACCTCATTGCTAATCATATTAGCATTGTATGATGAGATGTATGTATTATACGCAAGAATATCTATGATATGTGATAGACTAGAACCCTCAAAATCATAATCAGTAAAATTACTGTTTGTTCTTAAATAATCTTTGATTGAGGTTCTAATCTGATCAAAGTCTAAATTTGTGAAGTTTACTAATGCCATTTATCTCGTTGGCTGTAATGCGAATGATAATTTCTGTGGAGGAACATCAACTCCTATGATATTATAAATTATAGTCACATTGAAGTTATTATCATCATAATCTGGATCTACAATTACATCAGTTAATTCAACTCTTGGTTCATATGTTCTTATAGTATATTCAATTTCGGATTTAATACTATTTGCACTTATGGGATCTATATTTTCAAATAATGATTTTGAAATTCTAGATCCCAAATTTTGATTGAATAATCTTTCTCCCGGATAAGTCAAGATAAGATTTCTAACTGCTCTTGCAATAGCAGTTTCATTCTTTAATGTTAGAATATCAAAATTCACAGGATTAACTTTAAAAGTCAGACTTACATCTAAAAATTGCTTACTAATCCTTTCTACTGGCATTAAATTATGTCACATAGTAATTGTATTTATCAGGATTTTGAACCAAATATTGGCTCAGTCCCATACTCCCAATCATCATAGTCTTCATCATTACGAATTTTTTCATGAATTTCATTTTGATGAAGAAAATCATGTGTCTTAGGGGTCAAATCATCATTTGCAATCTCTCTAAGCAGTTTTTGATCCATTTTGCTCTCCTGATTCGTTAAAATCAGAACTTTTTACGGGGTTGCTATCCCGTTCTTCAACTGTTTGCCAAAAATATTCATCAGTATCACCAAGTCTTCCCCACTTCAATCCAATTTCAGTACGATAGAACTTAGTTGAAATCTTAAAATCTGGTATTTTAGGTGTTTCTGGTGTTCTTGATGGAGAAAATAATCGCATTCTATTGTTTGGATATAGTGCAAATTGTCCATTCTCTAGCAAAATACAGTTATGTGACTTATGTTCTTCTGGCATTTCACTTGTACCACAATCAATTTTATCATTAAATGGATGATAGTTATCCAAACTAAACAAATATTGCCCCTTTAATACTCCAAAGTCTCGTGTACGAACCTCAAAATCAAGTTCACCAATATGTTGTTTCTTTACACAAACAACACCATAACTCATACAGTCCCAAAACTGTAGATTTACTAAGTTAAGATCTGGTGAAGGGGTTTCTGGTACTGAAACAAAAGCACTAATTGGCAACTTATCATAAAGTGCTCCATACTCAGGTAAATAAGTTTCAAAGTAAAAAGAGCGTCCAGGTAATGACTTAGCAGTTACCCAAACGCCCTCTACGAATTCTCCAAATCCATCTTCTAGATCTCGTAAATATTCTTTACGAATCCAAACTTTTTGTGGTGGAAGATTAACAATTAATTGACTCATATAGCATAAGATAAGTTTCCTATACTATTTACACTACCTACCTTGACCCCGATACTTCTTTTTGCGACCGTTACGACTGGTAGCACTCAACAGTGTACGAGGAGATCTACCTTGACGAGTCTTCTTAGGAGCACCCGGTTCAAAAATTAGTTTACTGCTTCCACCTTTAGACATTTAAAATTTCCTCCAATTCAATTTCTTTAGGATCATATTCACCACTCTCATAAAACTCTAGAGAGAGATTTTCTAAAACCTCTACACATTCTTCATATGAGAGGTTTTGAAAAATTTTACGCCCCTTGTATAAGACGTTAAACATATATCAGATAACTCGTGTTTTCTCGTGCCCCACACGAATGCGAGGATCACACCAGATATCGAATCCTTGATCTTTTGCATCAAGACAGAATGAAACATCTTCACCACACATATCCTGTACGGCACCAGATTCAAAGACTTGCATCTTCGGAGCAAACCAAGGATATTCAAGGTTCTCAAAGACACCGTTCTTAATCAGTACCCATCCAAAACCAGTGTAATCAACTGTGAAAGGCTTTCTACGCTTTGAGATGCTTTCAACAGTTTCGTGATTCATTACGCCACCATTCTTACGAAACTCTTCCTCTTCTAACCAGTGAGCTACTGAGGTCGTGTGTCCATCTTCTGTGGCATACCATCCACCAACAATCTCCTTCTCTTCACCCTCTTCATTCAGAGCAAGATCACAGAGTTGCCAGAACTTTTCTGTGTTGAATACAATGTCACTATCAATCCATAGTTGATAATCATATTCCAATTTACCATCCCAAGGCTTTTGCTTCGGACCACGGAGAACATTTGCACCTAGACACTTACAACGTGCAAAGTTAACCATTGATGAGTAATCTTGCGAAATCTGAATACTCATTCCGTTTTGAACCATATCAAAACAGAGTTGTACAAAATTCTTAAGAAATGTAAAGGAACATCCTCTTCCAGGTAGACAGAATACAACTGTCTTCCCTCTCATTCTTTCTTTGATCGCATCATAATCCCATTCTTGTTCTTTGGGTTTAGGTGCGGATGCTTTAACAGTGAATCCTTTTGCCATAAGTTTGAATAACTTTCAGTTCAATTCTATCAGTCTATATATGGTCTTGTCAATAAGATTAATGTGAAGAGTTCAAAATAACTTCCTTATTCATCACCAATTCCTCATATGAAAAATCTTCCTTTGTTAACCTCACATCAATTAAATCAACCATCATGTGAAGCATCTCCCAGGTTTCCTCAAATTTTTCCTTTGATAAACTGTGATAGATGCACTGGTTCTTTGCGTATATGTGATAAATCTTGTCGGTCATAAAAAAATTTTCCGAATTTTTTTCAGTAACTCTTATTTTGCTACCGCATTATATATCATAACAATCAAAAATCCAAGCGGCACTCCGAGTATCGTAAAGCACTGCCGTGGATATCTTATTAACCACCCCGCAAAGACTACCTTCCAGAAATTCCAATATGGTTTATTCTTTGCTCTCATAGCAGATCTTGGAATATTTCTTAGGGGTCTCATGGTGTGTAAAATTCTGCGGGAAAATTTTTTTCGAGTTTAATATATCTCTCGCGTTTTGTCACCTCTGTAGGTTAGGGTAGTGTTGCGTTTTTATATCGCAGGGCCGCGCCGACATCACGATACCGTTATACCGTAACTGCCATTCACGAATGCTCCGCACGAATGCCACGAACAACAAAGGGGCAGGCAGTGCCCACCCCCTCAAGAGTCAGTCAAGAATCGGCGCCTTCACATCCCCAGCGTGTGTCTCAGAGTACTGGGCGGCGAGCACGGTGGCAGGCACGCCCCAGTGAACGAACTGAGAAGGGCGTGATCCGTTCTTCAGTTGATCGTGGCGTGAGATCCACTTGATCTGACGGGTCTGAAGGTCAGAGCACATTGCGAGGGGGAAGATCATCAGTCGTCTGTCGGTTGCTTTGGAATTGTACAGGATCAGAGGGGCAGGGGTCAATACCCCAACCACACCAGGAACTCACCAGCGTCAACCCCACCGAAGTCAGAGGTCGTCCCGTAGTCGGTGCGGAAGTCATCCCACAGACCGTGCTGCTTGGCAGCGTATGCCGCTTCAATCCAATAGATGGTCCCGTTCTCAGGGTTGGTGATTTCAGCGATCAGGGCGGGGAAGGTGGAGCAGGTCATCGGTGCGTCTGTCGGTTGCTTGATAATTGTACCACAGATCAGGGGGAGGGAGGTCAACCCTCCTCAGGGGTCAGCGCCCAGACCAGCGATTCCAGGTGGCAGCAGTAGGAGTACTCCATCCCGTGATGCGTCACCCTCCAGACTGGGGCACCAGGCAGGAAGGTGAGGGTGCTCATCTCAATCCGCTCAACCCCGTAGGGGGCAAGCATCACCATCGCTTCGGAGATCAGCATTGGAGGGGGGGGGGTTGTGAACTGAGAGTACTGTAGCAGATCAGACGGCGCACCAGGCGCAGTAGCGGTCGGCGTAGACCTGCTCCAGGCGGTATGCTTCCTCCTCACGGGATTCGTCGTCGTGGTTGCCCTCCAGCGATTGGCGGCAGTGGATCAGTTCGTGGATCAGGGTCGTGACGTATTCCAGGTGGGGCAGTTCGCGCTCAACCTCAACCAGGAACTCCAGGTCATCCTCCTGCTGCTGCCAACCCACTACACCCTCAGATGCGATCAGGCGCTTGTGGTGAACGGTGACGGTAGCAGCGCCCAGCAGCGGTTCCTGATCAAGCATGAAGCGGTAGACCTGCTGAGCGAGGCGAGGGCGTTGCTTTTGTCCAGAGGTGAGCAGCATCGGTCGGTTGCGGTTGTGAGTATTGTAGCAGATCAGCGGACGGCGTGGGGTTGGGTTGAGACCTGCCGACCGTGCTGGCGGATCTCAGAGGCGCTCAGGGTCACACCGATGCGGGGATCCTTTGCCTTGCCGTTGCGCTTGCTGGCGTATTGCTTCCGCGCCTTGGGTAGCAGCAGGGACAGCACAGCGTCAGAATCCAGCACCCATACCTCAGCAACCTGGGCGCCTTCATAGCGGGCGTAGTAGTGGCGGGGGTAGCATCCGATCTTATGGTCGATCAGGTATGCCTCCTGATCCTCCCAAGTGGGTTGGACGCTGATGCCGTTGTAAGTGGCGGAGATGCTGCTACCGATGGTGCTTTTGTACTCTACAGGCGTTCCGTCTTCCTCATAGGCATCGGCACCGCTGTAGGAGTCTGCCACAGTGTGCCCCAGCAGGCAGGCAAGGTGGATCTCACGGGACCGAGCATATGACATAGGGTCACCAGCATTCAGGGCGTCTGCCGCTTCGTAGAGGGCGGCGAATGCCTGCAGGTATTGCTGCTGGGCGTTGGTGAGCGTGGCGGTCATCGGATCAGTGAGGAGTGGTTGTGGGTACTGTAGCAGATCAGGCGGCGATTAGGTCGTGTTCCCAGGCGAACTGCCAGAGCACAGCGTTCTCAAGGTAGAACTCAGCTTCCTCATCACCTGCCGCGGCCAACTCCTCAAGAGCGGCGACATCATCCCAAGAGCGGGGGGCGGTTGCGGTCATCTGGGTTCCTTGCGGTTGCTTGATAATTGTACCACAGATCAGTTCATCAGCAGACCAGGGGTCAGGGTGATGTGGCGTTGGAGGCAGTGGCGGTTGACCCACTGACCGAGCGAGCAGTCGGTGTTTGCCATCAGGTCCAGGATCGCGCGGCGGGAGATGCCTTTGTAGGTATAGCGACCGCCCCAGAGGAATTTGACCTGAACCTGACCCGTGATGGGGTTGACGGTCAGGGTCTCAATCGCGGTGCTGCCGTGAGTGGTGATGGGGTAACCGATGAACATTGGAGGCGGTGGCGTGTGAACTGAGATCAGTATAAGGGGGCAGGAGTGCCCCCAGCGAGTCCTGGTGGTCAGTCTACCGATTGGCACTTGACCTGGGCGATCAGGTCTACCAGGTCGTCGATGATCATCATCGCACCCTCAGGCGACATTCCAGGGCGCTTGCCAGTGGAGGCATCAAAGTGCATGTCCCTCCAGTTGCGCTCGCTGTCCTTCAGGGCATCCAGCAGTGCCTGATGCTTGTAGGGGTCCAGGGTGAGGGTCAGGGTTGCCATCGGGTTCGCTTGTGAACTGAGATCAGTCTACAGGGTCAGAATCAGAACTCCAGGGCATCGAGGGTCGGTTCAGCAATTGTCATACCATTGTCGGTTTCGGGGTTGCTGATGGTCTCCAGGATCTCCAGGAGTTGGGCACCGTTGGATCCAGAGCGCAGCAGGGACAGGGCGAGGTCGCGGGACATTGGAATCGTTTGTAGTGTGGTTGTTTGGCGGAGTCTTTTGAGGGCGCTGCCTTTCCCATTGTATCAGAGGGCGCCTTGAGCGTTTAGGATGCCCCAGGCAACCTCAAACCCGTTAGGGGTGCGGTAGATTCCCAGATAGCGGTTGCCGATGCTCACTGCTGCTGCCTCATCACGGATACGAGCACGGGGGTCGATGGCAGCGTAGAAGATCGGTTCAATGAAGCGGGGAGTGCGGATCAGCATCAGAGGCGTGGGAGTTCTGAGCAATTGTAGCAGATCAGGGGAGGGGGATCGGTGTCCCCCTGTGCCACTTCAGAAGGCGATCAGTTGGTCGATCTCCCACTGATCAACAGCAGGTACACAGTCGGTCCGACCGATCTTAGCGACCAACCACTTGTTAATGTGCTTTGATGTGGTGG